AACTACCTTCTGGAAGATCAGCAGTAAATGTAGTCTCAGCAGCATACTGTTGTGCTTTATCAAATAATTCTAAAACAGACTTGTCTTTAACATTTGCCATGCTGTTCTTGTTTACAATTTCAATAGTGCCATCAAATTGTCTTTGTATATAATTTTCTAAATCAGCACCTTGTAAACCTTTTCTCATGCCATTTTCCCAAGCACTTGCTTTTACATAAGCTCTAAAATTTAATTGCTTAAAAAATTCATCTTCTGCAAGTAAAAAACGACTAGGTAATCGAACAATATTTCCATAAGTATTAATAATATTTGCTAAAAGACCATCTCCTTCCATTCTTATTTGAAAACGATCAGCTTCTTGAATCATTGCACTAGGGTTTACAATATTATCTTCAATTTGAAAAGATAGCTTTGCAGCTTTTAAAGAATCAGTAATAGATGACATTAAATAATAAAGTTCCTTACCACCTCTCATTGCACCTGTCATATCACCTTGACGAAAAGAACCAAGTGTTTGTTCTAATGGTCTAGCTAAAGTGTTCAAACCAGTAGAAAGAATGTTTACAGCGTGTGTTTCTGGACCAGATAGTATTGAATTTATAAATATTTCGTTCTGTACTTTTAATCCTCTCATTATTTTGCTTTCGTTAGCCATCTTTTGCAAAGCTTGAGGATTACCTTGTGCAGCTTGCAGTTTCTTAGTAATCAGTCTCAGTTTTTTTAGTGATGCCTTATCACCTTGTTCAGCAGCATTTAGTATTTCTTCTAATGAAAATTCAGCTAATGGATCAGTAGGTTCTTTTACTGTTCCCCTTATATCAGTTGCTTGATCTATTGCTTTTTCTGCTGGTGTTCTACCTTTCAAATCATCTACAGAAGCAGCAACTTTACCTACTCCTCCACCTGCTCTGTTAGCTGCTAGTGTCTGTGCTGGTACTGTTTTAAGAGGTTTGTTAAGAGTAATAAGACCATCTAATACTTTAGCTTCAGTAACAAATTGTCCTTTAAGTTCTTGAAACCCTGCTTTATTGCCAGCAGCTAAACTTTCATCCATTGACTTTGCCAATGAAGCTAAGTTGATAGCATTTTTATTCATCAACTGATTCATTGCTATTAATGTTGCTGGTAAGTCTTCTTCTCCCCCTCTGCCATATCTGGCATTAAATAATCTTGCAGATTCAATAACTTCTGCTGGCAACAAGTCATTTGCATTTTTGACCATATCAGCAAAAGTTCTTTTGTAAGGCCAAGCATTATTAGCATCTAGTCTTTTTAATTCTTCTGCTCTATCAATAATTAGTTTTTGTACATCAGGATCACCACCACCTGTAAATTTGGGATTAAATGTAGTTTGTACTTTTGGATCTGCTAAAGCGTCAAGATCTACTTTATTAATATCTAAAGAATTAGTTGGATCAAAGTATATTCTTACCTGATGTAATCTTTTACCTTTACCTGCTTTCTTGCCTCCTTGATGTGTTAATCCACCAAAACCTTCTCTTTGTAATTCTTCAGTAAAATTAGAAAACAAATCTGCTGTAGTGTTAGCACTAAGATCATTAGCATTAGAAATTAATTTTATCTGATCATAAATTTGAGCAATACTAGCATTTGGACCTATTTCATCTAAAGCTCTGTCAATAATGTCAACAGATTCATAATCACCAAAATCATAAAATTTACGAAGTTGATCTATTCTTTCTGGTGTTGCAGGTGCATCTAAATCAAAAAACTTTACAGGTTGTTTTTCAGTAACTTTATAAACGACACCAGTAGGTTTTTTACCTTTTACTCTGTTTTTCTTTTGATATTTAGCAGCAGTAACTAAATCTTCTGTTACATAGAAACCATCCCCATATAAGTTTTCTACAGCTTTACCAAACTCACCACCTTCTACAAGTTCTATATCACTAGCTGCACCATGATAAAACTCGTTCTGACCTCTAGTGTCAGGTAAATCAAATTTTACTGGTGTTGTATTTTTAGGTGTTACCTTAGTAGGTTGTTTATCAAGACCAAGATCTAATATTTCATCACCAAGATTATCAACTACATTATCTGTCATTAATATTTCATCTCTTCTTGATAATCTATTAATTACTCTTTCATATAACTCAGGTGTTTTTTTCATTGCTTTTACACCAAGACCTAAAGCAGTAAGAGCTTCACCTGCTAACAACCCTCCACCTGCTTGTCTTAACCTTGCTTCAGCAACACTAATCTCTTCTGGTGTCTTTGCTTTTAATACGTCACTAATAGGGGTTGCAAGCCTTGGATGCTTGTCAATCATATTGAACAAGTTTTCTTCATAAGGATCTTGTACAA